TGTTAGCTCGCGTAGCCGAAGCTACAGTTTGAGTAGGTCTAGTCGATTCCTGAGTAACATTAGTATCAAACTTGTGCGGAAATTCAAGTCTTATTCTTCTATCTACCTCTGAATAATATTCTTCAGCTTCGGTATTAGGATCATATCCTTCAATTTCAGTCAACTGTCTGTGTATTACTTTTGCTCCCTCAGTCATTATAGGGTCTTTGTTGAACCAATCGTTTTTTCTAGCCCAATCTCTTGCTCTAGAATCAACTTGTCTTGGTACATCCACTTCTTGTTGTTGAGGTTGTTGAGGTACTGGAGTTTCAACTTTCTGTTCAGCTTGTCTAGCTTTTAAATCCGCAAGTCTTGCTTCTTCATAACCTAGTCTTGAAATTTCTGCACTTGCAGCAACTTCAGCTTTAAGATCGCTTTCTTCTCTAGCTTTTGCAAGTTTTGCAACAGCCGCTTCCATACCTGATTTAATTCTATTCTCTTTTTCAGACACAAATCCTGTATCTAGTCTTGAGAGTCTAGAACTTAACGCTTCTTTTTCAGCTAAAACACTTTTTGCATAAATTGTAGCTGCTTCTTCTCTTCGCTCCGACTCACGCATTTTTTTAGTTAGTTTAGCTATTCTTCTTTTTACTCCTTCAGAGTATTCTTCTAATTCTTTCTTTTTTTCTGTATTCTCTTCGCTAGCTTGAACATCAGTTGGCTCATTAGATTTCGCATTTGCGTCATCGGCGATACCACCGTCTTCAAGTTTTGTTTCACGTTCGTTTTCATATGACTTATCCGTTCCTGGTGTTTTTTCTTCGACAATAGTTTCTTCAATTAATTCTTCCTTAACTGAATCTAACTCTACTTCGGCACCTGGTCCGGAGGTATCTATGTTAACTGGTTTGTCTGTGTCTTGCATAGTATTCTCCTATGGTTAAAATGTATGAAGTATATCTTCGGGTTTATCGATGGTTGCTAAAACTTCATCATCATTTAGCAATCTAACTTCCCCACCATCTATAGGTAATCTTGAACCCGCATAACGAGCAAAGATAACCCAGTCTCCTTTTTTGCACCAAGGGCCTTCAGGAAATTTTTGTTTATCATAACAATATGGTCCCATCGAAAGGACGAGTCCACATGTAGATGCAACTTGTTGTCTTTCAAGTGTATCTGCTCCTAAAAGCAAACCACCTTTAGTTTTCTCTGGCATCTTAAAAGGTAAAACTAAAAGTCTCCAGCCAGTTGGCTGAGGTAACTTTGAAGTTTCTTTCGTTTTTAAACGTTCGTATCCATCAACTTCTTTTTGATGTTTTTCTTTATCTTCTTTTTCGTACTTTTCTGCCAAAGCGTTTTTATGCTTTGGGACTTCTGTCTTTTCCAATGTCGACGACTTTGCCGTCTCTGTCTTTTCCATTCGTTGCTCCTTTGTTTAGCAGGTTGGATATTTCCCCTGAAATATATTGGTAGGCGTGGGCCTGTCCCAACATGTACTTGTATTTTTCCATATTGTCAACACCACCACTCACCATTGCATTTGCAATTTGTTGGTAACTTTCTTTCAGTTGTTTTTGTATTTTAGTTATTAAGTTTATTTCATCTAACATTTGCTTTTTTACCTTTATTTACACCTTTCTTAATTATGTAATCTTGTGTGCCATTCGCACCAGTTTCAACTTCTTTTTTAAGACTTCGAAACAGATTTTTTTGTTTTTCTTCTTTTTCTTTTTTTATTGAAAAAGCTTCCAATACTTTTGTATCTCTCATTACACCAACTATCTATGTGATTTGTAATATTGTCAAGACCGCCACAAAAACTATAAATAAATTTATCTAACATTTCCATCTTCTTCTAGCCTGACGTAGTCTAGAATTAGGATCTTTAGCAGCTTTAGGAAACTGTTTCATTTGACCAGCACTTCTTGCACAATAGGACTTTCTACGTTTTGCAGCAGCCGAACCTTTTTTAACTTTTCCGGTTACTGCTGTTTTTAATTTAGAACCAGGGTTAGCTGCTCTATAAGCTTTAACACCTGCCTCTGTCATTCCTGCACCTTTATCAGTTGCACGGAAATTCTTTTTATTTCTTTTAGGCATTACGTCACCACCTCTTTTAAAACCAGTAAGCATCTTGCCGTAATATTTTTTATAACTTTGATTTTCTCCAGGACCACCTTTTATAAAACTACCGTCATATTTTGTGTTTGGCATTTTCATATTATTCCTCCAATTGCTTTTCTGTCTCGTTTAGAAAAAGTTGCAACGTTGGTTGGTTTAGGTCCAGTATTAGATACTGCTCGTTTTCGTTTGACAGCACTCGCCTTTTGCCCACTTGACATTCGTGTGGCTTTTGCAAGTGGGACGCATTTCGGATAAGCTCTTTTGCTTCCCTTCTGTCTTCCACAAGGTTGATATTTTCCATTTTTCTTTGGAGCTCCAATATCTACCCATTTCTCGTCGAGCCATTTTTTTAATCCACTCATGAATTCTTTCCATAAGCGTTTCCTCTACCTTTGGTTGCTACTTTACAAATACCTCCGCCGGCTTTTTTGGTTCGACCTACTTTGCCTTTACAATACTTAGATGCCCAGATATTTGCGTATGCACTCGGGTACACATCAAATTTTTTCTTAGCAGCAGCTTTTCCTGCAGGACAAAGTTTAGCCATTATCTCGCTCGCATTCCTTTTTTGTAACCCATTCGTTTTGCAACTGCTGGAGCTACCTTTTTAAGCTTTCTTATGCCTTTACCTTTTTTACCTGTGGGTATTTTTTTCTTAGCCATAATTAACCTTTTTTAATTTCCTTAACTATTCTTTTCTTTTCAGCTTTAAGATTCTTCTTACCTTTTTTAGTAAATGCTTTTTCTGAATCTACTCTTCCAAGTTCTTCAAGTCTATTCATACGCTTAGTATTTTTTTTAACCTTGCCGCCTTTTTTATACATAGCTCCACCCTTCATACCCATATCGTCTTTGTAGTATCCTGAAGCCATATCTTTTCTAGCAGTAGACATTCCACCACCCATTTTCATTGCTCTTCCACCTACTTTCATAGGAGTTCTAGAGTTAGTTGTTTGTTTATTAAATCTTCTGTTTGCCATTATTTTTTTCCTCCGTTTTTAAATATTTGTGTTCCCTTTATACCAAAAATTGATCCCACTACAAGAATCCAAAGGGTACTGAACCAAGTCGGGAGTGCCGCAAAATGCTCGAAGAAAGTTTTCACCTTATCGAGAGCGCCCGGATCGTCCGAGAAGACTCCCCAAGCAAGCACAATTATGGGCGCCGACAATATTACGAGAACAAATTCGTCCTTATAATCGTTTTGACGTGCCTCTAACAATTTACCCTGGTAAGCTTCCTCACCGCGAGCTTGTCGTTCAGCGTGCAATAGCTGTGCATCAGACATTGCGACTTTTGCCCTCTGCTTGTTAGCATAAATTTTACTTCCAGCAGAAACGGCTAATTTGAGTGCCGAGATCCACATGTTAGTACCAAGTTGCTTTTTTACTTTTAGATTTTAACATTCTTTTAGTTCCTCTAACTTCAACTTCATCTCCAACACCTATTTTGTTGAATACTCTGTCTTGGTTTGTAAGGATAGTAGATCTTGGATCTGTTTCAGTTCTAATTTCTGGGGTTGTAATCTCTACACCACCTGTTTCATTAGAAGAAGCAACAGTTCCTTTACTACCGTAAGAAAGTTTATTTTTTAAATCTGCCATAATTTTCTCCTTAAGCTGTTATAATTATTTTTTCTTAAAATTTCTACCAAAATCGTGAATTTTACTTTGGTTAGCCATTTCTTGTTTAGCAAGGGAAGTTGCAGCACGTAATTCTGCAAGCTCTTCGTTCTGTTCAAGCTTTTCATCCTTGTTTTGTTGGTTCATAAAAGCTTTCATTCGGTCAAGATTTAATTTTTCTTGAGATTGTTGTGCTTTTGTGAAGTCATCTTGTGCTCTGATGTCCAATTCTCTAGCTTTTAACTTAGCAATAGGGTCATTTCCATATTCACCCATTAACTGAGTCTCTTCTTTAGCAAAATCTTCAAACATTTCTGCAATTAAAACTGCTTTTCTAGATTCTATTTGCATATTTATGGCCATCATCTGCTGTTGCATCTGTGGATCTTGCGCTAACGCAGGATTTGCTTGCATTTGTTGTTGCATTTGTTGAATCATTAAGATTTGATCTTTAAATTCTACTTCAACTTGCTCCAATGCCATCAAACTTATGTGTTCAAAAATATTTTTTTGCATAGAAGCAGTTACCACTGGGTTTCCTCTAGCCATCGAAGACGACATAAAGTTCAAATGGGCTGTTATATGAGCTCTATGGTCTTGTCCTTTAAAGGCTTGGAAGGGTTGACCACCTAAAGCTTGAATAGCTTCAATACTAGGATCCATTGGCATTGGTTTTGGAACTGGTTTTAAAACCATATCAATATTTTTTACACCCAACGCTTCATACATAGCACGATACGCATTATATAAATTATGCATTTGCGGATTTGATTGTGCTAATTGTAATTCAGCTTGAGCAATTGATATTCTTTGAGTCTGAGAAAATATATTAGGATCTGCTACAGGTAGAATATCTATTCTATCATCAAAGTCTTGTTGCTTAATACTTCTTTGTCCACCTACCACATCATAAGGATACTCTTGTGGTAAATATGTTTTAAATACTCGAGCAAGCATCTTAAACTCATTCTTAAGACTCACATAAATTCTTTTGTGAATCGCAGACATCGTTCTGCTTCCTCGTTCCAACAAAGCTACTGTCGTTCCCACTGCTGCTTGTTGATTCCCGTCACCTACTTGAAGGTCAGCTATCGAAGCAAATCTTTGCCCGGCTGAAACAACGACACCCATAAGCTGTAACAAAGTTTGTGAAGGCTCTTTAAACGGTAATGCCATAAATGCATCTTTAATATTTCCGCCTGGAGCATCCACATCTCTAAATTCACCTGGAGTAATAGATTGCGCGTCATCTCTAATTCGGATGCCGCGCATCTTAAATCCTGCTGGCAAATTGGAGAGGGTACCAGCATCTAGTAAAGATCTTAATGCAGCTGTGGCTGTTCTTGATAATCCACCAATCATGTGAATTAAACCAAAACCATAAAAACCTAAACCAGGTAAAAATTTAAAATGTACAAAGTAAGAAATTTTCTTTTTTAATGGATCATTAATTTCGTAATTTCTTCTAATCGATAAAACTTCACGTGATGATTCTTCAAGGGTTACAATGTAAGGTAACTTAATTCCAGTAGGTTGACCATCTTGTCCTCGGTCCTCGAATCCTTCTAAATCTAAATCGACATGGAATTCTAAAATATTGTAGATATCTTCATTTTGTGTTTTTTGTATTCCTTCTAACTCTCGTTCTTTTCTCTCTAAATCAGATTCCGTATCTGCAGGAGATCCAAGGTCCACGTCTCTGTAAAAACCATTCACTTGTTGTTTTCTTAAATCATTCTCTTTGGTTTTGATCACATGGATCACGGCCGTTGCATCTTCTAAAGATGTTGCAGAATAAGGTACAACCAAATCTTCCGCAGGTACAAATTTAGAAACTGCTCTGCCTAAAAGATCATCATAATAAACTTTCTTAAAGGCAGATCCAGCAAGAGGTAGATAAAATAACAATTGATCGAATTCAGGTTCGTATTCCTTCATCTGATCCATCAATTGGTAATTCATAAAATCTTTAACTCTTTTAGATTGCATTTCTTTTTCAGGGGTAGGTGCTCCCATAATTTGAGTTCTAATCGGTCCATCAGCTGGTAATAATTCTTTGTAAGCTAACGCTTGAAACTGTGTGACTGCTTCAGCTAGAACTGGGTGAGTTGCACCTGCAGCTCCATTGAAAGGTTCTGTTCTATCTTCATATTTAAATCCTAAAAGATCTAATCCAGTTATGTAACTGTGTTCCCATTCTTTACGAGACTCTTTGTAGTCCATGTAGTTTTGATTTAATTCTGAACCTAGAGGACCTAATATTTCCTCTGGTAATAACTCGGCTAAATTGTCAAAGTGGTTTTCACTTTGTGCTTGGTTAAATGCTCCAGGTTCAAAATCAATCTCTACACCGCCATCTTCAGTGGGAGTAATTTCTGCGTCACCAGCGTTTGGTAATGATTCGTTAATTTCTTCTTGAACCTCGACTTGCTCTTCGGGCCCTGCTATTTCAACCGTTTTTCTTATTTCGGTTAATGCTTTGTCTATGTCTGCCATTTATTTTCTCCAATTTATCTTGTTTATATGCTTTTGATTCATTAATCAAGCCTTGTGGGTTAGGCCCACTAAGGGGAG